GCTTTCTGAAATCCACGAGTATGTTTTGTCAGATGTAGATTGTACTAAGTTCTTATTTGACCACTACTTTCCTAGGTTGGAGTTTACAGCAGAGTTCATAGGTGTGCCCTTAGAAACATATATCAACGCACCTAGTTCTTATGTTACTAAAGTATTACAAGGTAGAGCGTTGTTTGAACAAAAGATATTAACGCCAGAAGTAAACAGAGATAGACACCCAGACATATACAGAGAAGACAAAGGTAACTACCAAGCCGCAAAGATTGATTTATTTGAGCCGGGATTCCATAAAAAGAATATAAAGGTAGATTTCTCCTCTTATTATCCATCTATTGCTATGGCCCTTAATTTAGGTCCAGATACTACTAGAATCGTAGGATATGACGATTATATTGATAAATTAGAGCATGTAGATGGAAAGCTTTATATACCTGATACACAGATTAATAAAAGAGTCATCGTTGAAATAGACAATGATAGGAAGAGTTGCCTGTACAATATGTGTAAGAAATTCACTGAGTTGAGGAAACCTTATAAAATGATGGGTACGAAAGAAGGTGACAGTAAAAGTAATGCGTTAAAGATTATGGTGAATACATTCTATGGTGCTAATACTAATCCGTATATTAATTATGGCGATATGGGCGTTGGTCTCACGATTACCGGAGTCGCTAGATACTTATTGGAACATGGAATTGACCTCCTCAGAAAGAAGTATGGTGAAAGAAGCGTTGTCTATTGCCATACAGATGGTATTAATACTAATACTGATGTGGATGTTGATTGGCTTACTCGTAGGTTACGACTCATTCTAGAGGCTACAATACCTAATGTAGATGCAAGTTTCATATCCTTAGATAAGGACGTATATAATGAAGGTTACTGGGTACAAATAGGTAACTACGTTTTACGTAATCCTGATGGTAGTTTGACAAAGCATGGTTCTACATTCAAAGCTTCTACACGAAGTCGTTTCTATAAGAATACTATCGATAGAATAACTAACGCTAGATTAGATAATAAAACAGGAACTAGTATAGCTGATGAAGTATATGATTTTGACCATCTACCTATGGAAGAATTTGTACAGCGTAGAAGACTAAACAGAAAGTTATCTGAGTATGTATCCGAAACAGATATGATGATTACACTTGCTACACAAGGTGAGAGTATAGGTATAAAACCATTACCTATGACAACATATGAATATTATAAAACAAAAGATGGGTATAGAATAGCAGAATTGACTGAGGGTAAATCAGAATTAGATGTTAAATATTATTGGGATATTGTTTCTAGATTACTTGAGAAATTTGGTTTGAAACATTTGATTAGAAAGAATCCTCCACTGACTATCTTGGATAAGAAACAAAAGAGTTTGATGGAGTTTGTATGAAGATACCATTCTACATTACTAATCTAAAACGTAGACCGGACCGTAAATCCGCATTGTTAGAGAATATTGAACCATATGCTGATTTATTAGATTTTAATATTAATCAATGGGGTCCTGATTCTAAAGATATAACTAATAAATTATTAAAAGATATAGATATTAAAACTTATCCACATTGGAAAATAGATAGTGACAATAACTGGTGGAATAGAAATATAAAGTTAGGTGAAGTGGGGTGTGCGGTATCACATTTAAGGATGTGGGAAGATGCTTATGATAAAGGACACTCTGTCGCTATCTTTGGTGAAGATGATATAACATTTAGTGATGATTGGTTGTTGAAGTTTAAATTAACTATAGATAGATTAAAGACACTAAATGTTGAATGGGATTTATTATATCTAGGTAGAGTTTTGCAAGAAGGACAAGAAGACAAAATATATGATAAAGAATTAGTGAGTCCTGCTTTTAGTTATTGTTTACATTCCTATGCCCTAAGTAGAAAGGGTATCAAAAAGATATTAGATGTAAATTTTAATAATAATATTATTCCTGTTGATGAATTTATACCCGCTATGTATATGCCTCATCCCAGAGAAGATATAAGAAAATTGTTTAATGATAAGAGTTTCGTTGCATTAGCATACCAAGAAGGAAAATGTTTGATAACACAGATACCTAAAAGTACTTCTGGTAGCGATACGGAGGATAGTTTAGAATATGTTACACCCTGAATTATATACGTACAATATTGATTGGACAAAATGGAAAGAAAGGTTTATAAGAGTAGAAACTCGCTCACATGATTGGGATATGTTAGCTAGGGAAGTTCCTAGTGATATGAATACTCCATCAGATGTGTGGAATTGGCCTTTATTTACAGAGGAATTCTGTAGAATGATGATAGAAGAAGCAGAACATTTTAACAGATGGTCTGTTGATAGGCATGGTTATTATGCGACTAATGATATATTATTAGATGATATGAAATTAGATGATATGTATGAAAAGGTATTTCAAGAATTTGTTTATCCATGTGCAGCACATATCTGGAAATTAGAAGGTGTCAATTGGGGAAAGAATATGAAATCTGAAAATTTTATTGTTAGATATCAACCATCAATCCAAGCACATTTAAACTGTCATTTAGATGAGAGTAATTATTCTTTGACTATAGGTTTGAATGATATGTTCCAAGGTGGTGGCACATGGTTTCCACGGCAAAAAACATTAGCTAAACCTGATATAGGTGAATGTACTCTTTTCCCTATGCCAACTCATAAACATGCAGGTATGCCTGTTAATGAAGGAAAACGTTATATAATAGTTTCTTTCTGTAAAAGAGGTGGCTTATGAAATTAAGAAATAAAATAACAGGTACGTGGCCATTTATAACGCATGGTAATGGTCCTTCCAAGGACTCGACAGTATGGAAAACTTATGTTTCTAAGTGGAAAGAAAATAAATGGCGTGAGAGTAAACCAGATAATCTAGCTATCTTTACATGGTCTATACCTGATGAAGAAACTATATTAGAAGAGTGTTTAGGTAAAGATTTGTTTGTTATACCTATGTCTAAACCATTTGCATGGGGTAATAAAATAACTAAGACATTAGAATATTTACATACTTTAAATAAAAATAAATATGAATATGTTATGGGACTTGATGCATTAGATGTAATAGTATCTACTGATTTAGATGGAATTGGTAGTTTATGGGATGATATCATAAGATTGTACCACGAATCATCATTTGATATATTATACAACGCTGAAAAGACTTGTTGGCCTAATCACCGTGAATCATTAGGCACTCAATTAAAAGATGGACCTTTAGTAGATAAACTAAAACAAAGTATACATATAGAAGAAAATATATATAAAAAAATGTATGGTAGTGATTGGTGTTATTTAAACTCAGGATGTTGGATAGGTAAACTAGATAAAGCTATAAAATTCTATGAAGCAGTGGATTCTTTAATTAAAGAATATCCTGAGGCTAAATTGAATGAGAGTTTCTTTGGTGGTGACCAAGGGTTCATTAGAGCAATGATACCTGAGTTTTGGCCAACCGTAGGAATAGATTATAAATGTTCGATATTTCAAACATTACACAATACAACTTTTAAAGAAGTGGAGATAATAAAATGATAACAGACATAGAGATAAACGATTTATTTCCTACACCAGTAGGAGATGTTTACGTAAGAGATGAAAAACTAATCAAAGAATTAGTAGATGAAATTTATGCAGAGATGGAGAGGGACCCTGAGGGCACCAAGCTATCTAATAGAGGTGGATGGCAATCTAACAATGATTCACCGATAGGACCTGTAACACAATCTTTGCGTGAGATTTTGTTACCAACAGTCAAAAAATATTATTATGATTGTTTTAGGAGTAAAAGTGCAGATAATCTTAGAATAACAGGATTGTGGGCAAATGTAAACCCTAAAGGCACATATAATACACAACATATACATCCCGGTTCACAAGTGTCTGGTGTTTTATATGTTAAAGTACCCGATAACTGCGCAAAACTAGATTTTCACAATCCAGCTAGAGAAAGTAAAATGCAATTAGTAGGTGAGAATTATGAAGAATATAATAATTATAACTCTGATACATTTTGGTTTGGGCCTACTGTAGGAAGGCTTGTATTATTTCCATCACATTTACCTCACTCAGTAGAAATTAGTGAAAGTGATGAAGATAGGGTTAGTATAGCTTTTAACGCTTCATATTTTAACAGAAGATATGATTAACAGGCATAGCTTTATATACTAGCCTGTACTATATATAAGTAGGACGGCGCGTTGCCGCTCCTACTAATGAGGATAAGTATGGAAGAAAATGATATGAAACCGTTGACTGACTATCTGAAAGATGGTGAAGTCAAAATAGTATGGAAAGAAGAGGACAGAACTAAAGTCGGACGTGGTAAAATCACTCACGATGATGAAAATTTTGTTTATCTAACTGGCGAAAAAGGCACAGTTATAGTCAATAAAAATAGTATTATTGCAATCAAACAATGAGACTTGTTTTTAATCTTGATGATGTTATATGTACTCCAGCTAAAGGTATAAAGTATGGAGTTACTAACTATATAGATAATTGTTTACCTATAGAAGACACCATTGAGTTTATGACGTGGATTAGTAAAAATCATCACATCACAATATGGTGTGAAAGACCTAACGATTTAGCAGTAAAAATGCAAACTGAAAAATGGTTAGAATTACATCAAGTACCATATGATAGACTTTTATTTGATAGGCCAAGCACCTACGTAAACGTAGATGAAACACCATCACATGCAAAGTTTTATAAACACCTTGGTGACTTGGGTATAGTTGCAGAAATGTACGAGGAATGGAAAAATGACAGACAAAAAGAAAGTGGCAAAGATAGTGGACAAGAAAGTAAACACTAGAAGTGCTAAAATGATAGATAACACCCAAAGAGAGGGTGAAAGACTAGGTAGTGTAGGACCGTTTGTAAAGGTAACTTGGAATGATGCTGCAAGCACATTCAAGACATATGTTATAAATGGAGATAATCCTTCAGAACATCTTACTGTATGTGAGACAGTTGGTGAAATGGTAGCTAAAGATGATAAGGCTATAGTTTTAGTCATGCATGGTTCACAATGTGACGGATGTGATATTATGGCTATACCAACAGATTGGGCACAAAAGATAGAAATATTGGAGTCAGTAGGGGAATGTATAGAGATTTCGGAATCCCAGCAAGAATCGCAAAACCAAAAACAAGAGAAGAATTAGAGGCGCTCATTGACAAATGGAATGGTAAGAAGAGTTGCTATACCAGTGTCTATGCCTTTGACGATGATAAAGGCTATGAAAGCGCTTATATCAATACTATATGGTTTGATTTTGACCATAAGAGAGATATAAATAAATGTCTAAAAGACGTAAGAAAGTTTTACAAACGATATTGCAAGCCAAACAGGATAATCCCACGGATATATCTTACAGGGGGGAAGGGCTTTCAAATGAATATAGACTTTCATTCCCTATTGGACTTGCCCCCAAGTATCAAACGTCGCTCCCTAAAGGAGTATTTATTACATCTAAAAAAGAAGTATAGTTTAAGTACCCTTGACGAGAGATGTGTTAATAATAGTGTGTCTTGTATGAGACGTATACCTAATACACAGTATATATCTAATTTGACTGGAGAACCCACTGGAGTATGGTGTACGCAATTTTCTGTAGATGATATTATGAAATTATCTATAGAGGAATTGTATGGTATGGCTATGGATGGACCTAATCCAACTATAGAGATTAACAGAAGTAAACGTGCTTTACGTGATATGTTGGACTTTGTGTGTGATTTATATAGTGTACCTCACACAGTGTCAAATAGTGCAGATTACTTATATAGAGAACTCTATAAGGTAGCAGAAAAAGAGACATCAAAATACCCAACAGAGGGTAATTTTACACTTGATTTAAACAAGTTAGAAAATGTTGTAGAGAGAACAGGTAAGATAATTGCTAGGTGTCCTGCCTGTGCCGCTAAAGGTAGAGATAGTCAAGGTAACCACTTGGTTATATTTGACAATGGAGCGTTTAGTTGTATAATTGGTGATGCAAATCATAGAAAAGAGATATATCAGTTAGCAAGGAAACCTTTAAATACTAGCAAGGATTAGATATATATGGCTAATGTAAAAAGATTGACCGATAGAGTCAAAAGATTAGAGAAATGGATAGAAGAAAATGGGGATGGTCCTACGTTACATAACATGGATTACCTTATTTTAAGTATTAGACAAGCAAATGATATGTTAAAGCAAGAACAACAATTATATGCCAACTTCAGAAACCTAGCGTTTGAATTTATAGGACAAAAAGATTTAGCTGAAGAATGGGATAAATTTGTTGAGGAAAAACAAAATGCCATTCAAGAGCAAAAAACAGAGAGCGTTTCTGTACGCAACGAATCCGAAGCTAGCGAGGGAGTTCGAGAAGAAGACGCCAAAGAACAAGAAATTACCGAATAGGAGCACGAAAAAACGTGGCACGAAAAAAGTTCAAAGATACAAGCGCAAATAGAAAAAAAAGATGGAATAAAAAATCTCCTATGGCCAGATATGGTAAGCAAAATGGTTCATGGAAAGGTGGTAAATCACCACATTATTATAGAAGAAAAGCTAACGCTGGTAAGAACGAAGTAGTGCATCATAAAAGCGGCGGTAAAGGTGGTAGGGGTAAGCCCGGAGTCCACAACGCTAGAACCGCTAGAAAGAGTAATTTAAAGAAAATGACTGCTGCACAGCATAATAAGATGCACCCTGAAAAGGGTAGAAAAGCAGCAGCAGCGAGGAAAAGAAATGCCAAGAAAAAAAAGTAGAGACCCTAAAGTAGGAACGGGTAAAAAACCTAAAGGGTCAGGAAGACGATTATATACTGATGAAAACCCTAAAGATACTGTTAGAATAAAGTTTGCTACTATCAAAGATGCTAAAGCTACTGTAGCTAAAGTTAAAAGGATAAAGAAACCTTATGCTAGAAAGATACAAATTCTAACTGTTGGAGAGCAACGTGCCAAAGTTATGGGTAAAAAGGGTGTAGTCGCAGTATTTAAAGCAGGTAAAGCTTCGCTAAGAAAAACAAATCAAAGGAGGAGAAAATAATTATGTGTTGCGGAAATAAAGACTGTAAATGTGATTGTGACTGTTCAGAGTAATGGTAATAACCACACAACTTGCGCGGGCACGCAAGAAAAAGGGCGTAGTATCTATAGTCATAGACTACAAATAATTTTAAGATAAACGGGGTCGACAGGTTTTATACCCTTTGTCCACCTGTTCCACCCCAACCTTTATATAGGTTTTTGTATTATAATAATATCCCACAAGGGGCTGAAAAAATGTTTAAGAACGAAGTAGCAGAATTTATTTATAAAAGAACGTATTCTCGTTGGTTAGAAGATGAAAATAGACGAGAAGATTGGCCTGAAACTATAGAGAGATTTATAAGTTTTATAATTTCAGAAAGGCCAGATATACCTGAAAAAACACAGGAAAAAATACGCAAATATATGACTGAATTTGCAGTCATGCCATCTATGCGTTTTTTATGGGCAGCAGGACCAGCAGCAAAAGCTGATAATACCTGTATTTACAACTGTTCATTTGCTAAGATAAATAGCGTAGAAGCATTCGCCGAATGTTTATATGTTTTGATGTGTGGTACAGGGTTTGGTTTTTCAGTAGAAAATGAAGAAGTAGAGAAATTACCTACGGTACCTGAAATAAAATCAGCGTTAGGTAACCCTAAAGTCATAATAGAAGACTCAAAAGCGGGGTGGGCGGATTCTGTAAAGACATTGATGTACAGCCTCTATGATGGACAGAACGTCTACTTCAATTACGATTTAATACGTAGCGAGGGGGCCCGTCTTAAAACTATGGGGGGTAGAGCCTCAGGCCCACAACCCCTTATCAAGTTGCATGATTTCATACGTGAATCAATGCATAACGCACAAGGTAGGAAACTAACACCGTTAGAAGCTCACGATATTTGTAATCAGATTGCTGAAATCGTTGTAGTTGGAGGAGTACGCCGCAGCTCCCAAATCTCACTGAGTGACCTTGATGACCAAGAAATGCGGCATGCAAAAGACTGGCCTTACCCTATTAAACGCGCTATGGCTAACAATAGTGCAATTTACAGGGCTCAACCAAGCGCAGCGGAATTCCTCAAAGAATGGGCCGCTTTAGCTCTATCAGGCACTGGTGAAAGAGGTATATTTAATCTAGAAGCTGCACAAAGCAAAGCTCCATCAAGACGTTATTCACCCAAAATACAGGGAACTAACCCATGTGGTGAAATTATGTTACGAGATATGCAATTTTGTAATCTCAGTGAAGTTGTGATACGTGAAGATGATAACCTAGACACTCTACTTGACAAGGTAGAGACTGCTACATGGCTAGGTGTCATACAGAGCTCGTTTACTAACTTCCCATACCTTCGAAATGAGTGGAAAAAGAACTGTGATGTAGAAGCGCTTTTAGGCGTAAGTTTGACTGGTCAGATGGATAACCCTTCCCTGTTGAGCTCGGACGCACTAGCGGCGCTTAAAAGCCGTGTTATTCGCATTGCACGTAAAGCATCTGGTATACTAGGAACTAAAATGCCAGCAGCAACTACTTGTGTCAAGCCAAGTGGTACTGTTTCACAACTTGTTGATTCTGCATCTGGTGTACATCCAAGATACTCTGAATATTACATCAGAAGATATAGAATAGCAGCCCGTGACCCTCTCTTTAAATTGATGAAAGATAGTGGTATAAAGGCTAGTCCAGAAAACGGACAAACAGAAAAAGATGCAACAACGTATGTTTTAGAGTTTCCTGTGAAATCACCAGAAGGATGTATAACACGTAAAGATGTAACTGCTTTAGACCAACTAAAACACTATAAAAACTTACAACATAATTGGTGTGAACACAATGCAAGTATGACAGTTTATGTCAGAGAAAATGAATGGTTTGAAGTAGGTAATTGGGTCTATCAAAACTGGGATATTATCAATGGTGTATCTTTCTTACCGTATGATGGTGGGAAGTATAAATTAGCTCCATATGAGGAAATAGACGTCCATACCTACGAAAGGCTTATAAAGAAGCTCCCCCTAATAGATTATAGCAAACTCTCAGATTACGAAACTGAGGATAATACTCAGGGTAAACAAGAGCTTGCATGTGTAGGAGATAAGTGTGACATCTGAAAACGATATTACTGGTCAAGCCCGTAAGATGGGAAGGAATGCTGGACTAAAGTCTGATGGGACTTTAGACAGTGTTCATTCTGTTAGTGGTGTAGAGTTGAAAGAAGGTACAATCAAAGCCCGAACTACCAACCCTGACATTCCTGACCCTAAAGGTTTAGCTGGTACTGAAAGACATAAAAACGCATCTATTAAAGGAACATATTAAAGATATTCACTTAACTGTGGTCTTTCTTTAGCTAATTGTAATTGACAGGTTGTTCCTGTGTTTGTACAAGATATATTTTTTGACACAATCCTATGTTTACCAGTTATTTCAGGGAAATCTGGTGTAACTAATTGTATCACATTACCTATGTTTAAATAATGTCCTTTTGATGCAGTTAAAGTTATTTCAAAATCCTTTTCAGCAAGAGTGCTCTGTATAAGAGCACTTTTTCTTGCTTCATCTGGAGATTCGAAATCACCCTCTATAGCACCAGCTACAACTCCAGTTTGTAAATTATTATGTTTATAAAGAACATTTGTATCACCTACTTTCGTTGATAGTAAATTAGGAGATTTTCTTTTTTTAACTGACAACTTTTCTATACCATCAGAATATGTAAAGGCTACTCCTACATCATCAATTGACTGTTCTGTAACAAAACATACATTTGATTTAACACCATCATCTATCACAGTTAACAAATTTCTTTTTATATCTGATAAATCATTACTATTGTTTGGTAATTTTTTCTTTATAACTTCTAAAACATTAGTATTCTCCTCTCTGAAACCAGACAGAGAAACCACAGGGTTAGTTTCATTTAGTAAATCTAATCCTATTATTGTTTCATTTATATTTATAAATTCTGTAATGTAATCACGTAAAAATTGACTTAAAGTAAAACCATCATAATTATCATTATCCGTAAAACTTAAAACTAAACTTTCTTTACTAGTCAAATAAGTTCTTACATCGAAAGCAGATAAATTCAAAGCCGTATCTGTTGGAGAAACTTGTCTTATTCTACCTCTAAAAAACGGCACAGTATCAGTAGACCCATAATTTAAAAAAAATGTAATTTCTTTATTATGTAGACTTGCTCTTCTTAATTCAGGGTCAGTTAGTGTTACATCTAAATTAGAAACTTGATTTTTACCGTTATCAGTATAATTAACTTTTGTAAATGAAATTATTTCTTTGTTACCTATGAATAATTTAGGACTAGAAGTACTTGTACTCATCTATTATATCTCCACCTAATGACATGTATCCATCAGAAGTTATTGTACCACTTGAATTCATTGTAATCATATGAGAAACTTGCATAGTTACTGCAAATTTACCGTACTGTTTACCAACTGGGTGGTCCTCTGACATACTTGTAATAACACCAAAAAATCTTGATATATTACCACTTTGATGTGTAACGTCTATATAAACAGGTATAGCTCTCTTTTGATATTCATGAAATTTATCTCTAGTAAGTGTACCATCTACATCCTTCAAATCAATACCTCCGAAGGTTAAAGTTCCTCCTGCTGCACCAATTTTTCGTATTTCAGATTGTCCTAATCTATCCTCTACAATTTGATATTTACCCTGATGCCTATATGATATACTTTGTGATATAGCGTGTGTATTTAGTGAAACGTGCATAGGGTCTACTACGTCAATTAAAACACTATGTTGATTGGAACACCTGAAAGTACTCATTACCATAGGTCCGTTTCCAAATACACTATGAGCACTACCAACACCACCGTCACCAGCTATAACCCACATTAAACCGAATTTTTTATTAGATGCGTTCCACCTGTTTGATGTATCAAAATAGTTAGCACTACTATCAGTAGTACTAAAAGCAGTACCACCATTGTCAAAATCTTGACCGGGCCAAAATCTATCTGGAATTTCACCGGGGTCACAAGCAACCCAATCAGAGGGCTCTATCCACTCAATAGAACCACTACTATACCATGTTGAATCATCGAGATATGGGTGTTTAGTATTGTTTTTATATTTCAAAGGTTTCCATATTACATTAGTATCTGTACCATCTAAAGAAGCAGTATAAAATATTTCTACTCTTACGCCAGCGTGTGATAATCCGGACCATTGACCATCAGTACCATCTGCTGGGTCTGCTTTATTAGCTGCTGTATTGGAAGTTATTGGAGCAGCTCTATATTGTCTGTTGGCTCCCTGAATATCTGAATAAGCAATACTCTGAAACCATTGTTTGGACCATTTTTTATCACTACAACACATCAAATAAGCACCCTTTTCACCTGCATCATCTAAACTATCCATGTCTATTCCAAATAAAAGTTCTATTTCAGTATCTGATGGATTAGAACTTTGCTGTTGAAAAATAGCGTGAGGTACATTATTAATTGAATCTGGACCACTTCCACCGCCGACCTCAGTCTGTGTAACAGTACCAGTAGAACGATTAGGTGAATCTAAATCATGCCATCGGTCTGGATTTCTATCTCCTTTAAAGGCTAAGAAAGCCGAACTTTGCATGTCTGTAGGCCAGTTATATTCAGCTATACCTGCTCTATCTTCTTTATAATTATCAGATACAGATTCATCTGCCCAATGTTCTAAGAAAGAATATTGATAAGTAGCTCTTGTATCATTAGGTCCTGATGTGTCAGATTTTGCTAACGCTATAGATTGTTTAACTTGAGTCATTGCTAATTTCTGCATAGGTAACCATCTATGATATTCATCTGTAAATGTCATCAATGGGTGAAAAGCATAACTAACTTCTTTAATACCGTTTGTAGCTATTAATGTAGCTGTGCCAGCACCATCTTCAAAAATATCACTAATATTAGTAGCACTACGGGCCATGAATGAATCATTAATAGGATAACCATTATTTACTAAAAAGTCTCCATCCCATATTTTATATTCATCTATTGTAGTTTCTGGACACCTTGCAAAACTTTCGGTAGCATCAAGCGTGACAGAGTGTTTGGGGTCATCTAATGTTAATATAGGATTACCTAAAGATACTTCACCTATTATAGAAGGTTGGGTATCACTTCCGTTTTCTAGTTCATTACTACCATCTAGGTTTGTAACTAATAATAATTTTTCACCGGGAAATAATTTATTAGCCGCAGCACTTCCTGAGTTAGTCATATCGACGGTATCCTCTAAGAGATTAATAAGTTCCATTTTTACTACTTTTAAAACATTTGATATCGTAGGAGTTCCACCCAATGTCATGTCTGTTACAAAAAGTTCACCACTTCCTGTGTTCAATAAGTCATTTTCATCTGAACCAGAAGAAAGTTGATAAGTAACTCTTACTGTAACGTTTGACCTAGCACTATCCATAGTAGGATGACTTCCTATCAATCTACAAGTTTTACCATCATATGTCCCACCCGTACCAGCAAGATATTTATTAGTAATACCTGCAAACACTCTTTTCTTATCTGCTTTTAATATAGCAACTGGAGGTTTTGGTGTAGGTGCAAATTTAGGTATTCTAGCGCTAGCAGAACTAGAAGAGTCTACTCTAAATTTATAGTGATTATTTTTTGCAGCTAAAACATCAGAACCTGATACATCAGATGCTGTTAAAACATCAAGACCTTGTACATGTGTACCGTCCCAATCTGAACTATGCCTATCAGGCATGT